TATATTTATTAGTATAAAAACTATATACTATGTTAGGACTAATCATTTTATTTACAATTTTAATTGTAGCTGGAGTTTATATCTATAAAGCAGTAAAAGATGGTGATATAGATGAATTAGAAATTGACGTAGTAACTGAAGTAAAAAAAGAAGAAGCTGCTATACAAGCAGAAAAAGATAGAATTGCTACGTCAATGAAAACATTTGCAGATGAAACAAGAGAGGCTATGAGAATAGCTAAACAAGCATCTAAGAATATTTAATCCCACTCTTTATATTTATTATAGTATATGGCACAATTATCCAAAGCAAACATAATAACTGGTAATATAGTCCAACCAGCTGATGTAACCCAACTAGTAGACGCATTAACTGCATCAGGAAGTTATAACTTACTTATAAGTGGCTCTCTCGGTATAGGGATAAAAACCACTTCTCCAGCAAGTCTGTATGTGTCAGGTAGTATAAGTGGCTCAGGTAACATAACTGTAGGAGGGAATGTTACTGCAGCTACAATTACCGGCACAAATGTGTATGGCATAATCAATACTTCTCAAGATTTACATTTAACTAGGACCGATACGGCATATGCTTACATTTTAAGACCAAATGTAACAGGGTTTAAAAATTTACAATTTGCAGTGGAGGGAGGGGGTTTATTAGATAATATTTACGTTAACTCAAGTTTTTCAACCTTTACAGGGACTATCTATGGGCCTACTCTATGGCTAACAGGGGCAGTTACAGCATCTAACATAGGAACAGCTGCAGCTGTAAATCTAAATGCAGATGCAAATACTTTTATGAATGGAACCGGAGGATGGACAGCAATAAGCACAAGTGGTTTCAACACTGTAGCTTCATTCAATTCGTTCACATCCTCATACAAAACGGATTCTAGTTCTTTTGCCAATAGAATAAACAGCGTACCTACACCTAACTATTCATTCATAACAACCGGAACTACATATTGCTTTGTGTCCGGAAGCTCAGTCATAGTATCAGGAAGTAATCCGTCCACTACGCAATTTATAGTAAGTGGATCACAAACAACCACAGGAACAATTACCTCTGCAGGATTCATACAATCTTCTTTAAGAAGTCTTAAAGATAACATAGTACCATTCACAAGTAGTGCATTAGATTTAATAAAAACAGTAGAGGTTGTAGCATATACCTATAAGTCAGACCCAGGTACACAAAAGGTAGGATTTATAGCTGATGATACCAATGAAGTATTTTCTACCAAGAATCACAATGTAATGGATACCGGTAACACAGTTGGAATACTACTTAAAGCAATACAAGAACTCCAATCCCAAATAGAAGAACTTAAAAAATAATAATTTTGACTGGGTCAGCATTCACTAACTATCTAACCACATACTTAGAAGCATCACAAAGCATATCTAATGGTACGTTTTCATTACGTAGTCCCGGCATCCCACAAACCAACTATGCTATAACTGCAGGTGATGCAATGAAGTATATGAACATTAATAGTTTACCGATAACATCTAACCAATGCCCTACCTGGGGTCAAATATATACCTCTCGGCCAACCATTACACCTATTTATATAATTGCTAGTGCATACTCTGAAGAAGGGACTGACTATCAATATGATATAACTATTTCAATAATAGGAAGTGATTATTTTGTCGATACAGATGTATCTGCGTATGTTTACATAAACTCTACCACACTTGAGGGAAAACCTGTAACGTCTACACAATATTTAACAATACAGAATGGGGCTAGAATATCACCTGTAACTGTATTGTATCCTTTATATGGATCTGTAACTGTAAATTTAGGTTCTATATCTCCACTTTCATCTATAGACCAACAGTATCTTAATGGTCAGTATGGAAATGGAGCTTAATTAACAATTACCCACAAGAACTTTGATATTTATTATTATAGGGCAAAAACACCCGTAAATAACTAACTTAAAACAAATGACCGAAACAATCTCAACCCCAGGAGTATATACCAGCGAGGTAAACCAGTCGTTCATAGCCCCAATCCAAATCCCTGATGGATGTGCCATCATAGGGCCTACACAGAAAGGAGAGGCTTATGTTCCAACAAGTATCCAGTCTCCAGGACAATTTAGTGCAGTGTTTGGAACAGACACTTCAAATTCGTATGTACCACAAACTGTGTATAACTACCTGCAAGCTGGTACCTCAATCAATGTAACGAGGGTATTAGGTAATGGAGGTTGGGGTTTCACTCCGGCTAAATCTTTAGCTGCGATTGTACAGCCTGCAGTATCTGCATCTGTAGGCCTTAAAGCTTACACAGCTATCCCTACAGCATCATTAGTATCATCTTTGTCAGGCTCTGGTCAACAAGTGATTACAATAGCAGGTGCTAGTACTCAATACTTCTACGGATACAATCCAACTCCTGTAGTTGTTTCAGGTTCTGTAGTAGTAGATGTTCCTGCAAGCACAACCTTGTATGTAAATGGTACAGGTAACATAGGTAGCAACATCACCTTGACACTTAACGATCCTCAATCAGGAAGCACAGTACTAGGTTCATACACACAAACTACAGCTTTAGCCACAACTGATTTAGTTTCTGCAATCAATACAACTTTAGCTAGCAATTCACTAGCTTACACAAGCTCTATAACAGGAACTAATTCACTGACAGTTACTGCTCCTGCCGGAAAAGGTGCTGCTTTAAACGGTACTACAATCACTTTCTCGTCTGTAGCAGAAACAAGAGCTTCAGCATCATTTGCCATACCGTCTAGTCCAAACGGAACTATAAGTTTATATGATGCTACTAATCTAGAACTTAGTGTTGTGTTTGATATGGCAGGATTAACTCAAGCACAAGTTGGAGCAACGGCTGCCACTAGTGCGAATGTCACAAGTGCATACAGTGCATCATATAGTGCTGGAACTCTGACTTTATTTGCACCTAAAGGTAAAGGGTCGAGTGGTAATTCTATATCCATTTATTACTCTGCAGAAAATACCTCAACAACATTATCTGGTGGCAGTGATGGTACTTACGGAGAAACACAAGCAGTAGGTTATACTTGGGGCGTTAACTTCCCAACCTTTGTTCCAGATAGTTGGGGCAACTACGCTATAGCATCCTTAGTTATAGCAGACGGCAACAACCAATTCGCTACTTTAGGATCTTACAGGGTACAATCTTCAGATACTGACATAGCAACAGCTGTCACTAATTTTATTGCAAATGTAAATTCAAATGGTAATCAAGGATTCACTTTAAGTACATTCGATAATGGTTACACCATAAATGTGCAGTTTCCCGCAGGATCGGGTGCATCAGGAAATAATTACACTCCTATCCTTACTTTCCAAATGTACGATTCTAGTGGGAATTCTAATGGGTGGAGTAGTCAAGGTGCATATAATTTTAAATATGGTCTAGATGCAGCTCCTCAATTACCTGTTACTACTATACCTTTTACAGGGGGAGTAACTGGAAATACTGGTTCATATCAAATTATATACGGTAACTCTGGGACACAAGCTTTAGATGCTAACTACTTTGTTAACACAGGAAGTCAATTATCCCAATTCAATAACTTGGTAAGCTTGATAAATGGATACTCAACCCTTACAGGCATTACAGGTTCTTTGTCAGGAAGCAACGTAATATTAACTTCAATCTATACAGGTTCAATCTACAATGGATACTATGCAGGCCCTGCACCAACTTCAACAGGTGTAGTTGCTTCAGTATCTCAATCAGTACTTGTAGGGGGTGTAGACCCAGTTACAGCAGTACCTGGAAGTGTAATTGCAGTATTACACCCTTCATTGAATAAATACCCTAAACTAGCAAGTTTAAACAACTCTAAAATAGCTGGTTCATCAAACAGTAGCTTAGGCCTTATTATAGCTGGTAACCAAGTAAACCAAACAGCAAATGTATCTATGTACAACACAGACCCTAACTACTATGCAAATGTGTTAGGAACAAATGCTGCTGCTTCTACAGGAGGTGCTTTCGCTTATTTGAGTTTCCAAAGCGCATCTTTGAGTACTACTACACCAGTAAGCCTAATACTTCAAAGTGGTAAATGTACCTTCACATCTTCAAATGCAGAAGGGTACGACTATGCTGAAACACCATGGGTAGTTGATAACAACAGCAACAGATTATTCCAATTCGCACATAGAGCTCAAGGATTCTCTGGAAATACAGACGTTAAAGTTGCAATTGCAAACATAACTGTAAATCCTGATTCTACTGTATACACTAAGTTCGATGTATTAGTAAGACAATACAGCGATACAGATAAAACACCTGTAATCTTAGAACAATACACAGGGGTAACTCTTAACCCTAACGATGCTAATTACATCGGAACTGCAATCGGTGACAGATACAACTACTATGACAGTGTAAGTAATAAGGTAGTATCAGAAGGAGATTTTGATAATGTATCTAATTACATCAGAGTAATAATAGGAGATGCGGTAATAAGTGAAAACATACCTAACAATGTAGTCATAAATGGTAACGAACCTTTATTCGAAACATTCGCTGGATTTGGTTCACTATACCACTTACCTCAAGCAACATACGTAAGTTCTAACTCAGGTTCTTACATCTATTCTGGATTTGATTTCACTAATCCAGATAATGCGAACTACCTTAACCCAATTCCTTTGGAAGCTGCATATGGTAATAACATACCATTCACTATACCTGCAGGGGATAACAAATTCATACTTCCTTTCCAAGGTGGTACAGATGGTATGTCTTATCAAACCATCAAGAATATAGGAGCTAACATCTCTACAGATGGTACTAACGTATTCGGATTTGACCTATCATCTAACCAAACAGCAGGATATGCAGCATTTGCACAAGCAATCAACATCTTGTCTAATACTCAACTATACAAATACGGTATCTTAGTAATGCCAGGTATCATCAACCAATACCACGGAGCAGTTACTGAATACGCACAATCAATGGTAGAACAAAGAGGAGATGCTGTATACTTAAGCGATTTGACAGGTGTAAACGAAGGTGTTAACACAGCTGTAGAAGTAGCTTCAGGATTAAATAGTACATACGGAGCAACTTACTACCCTTGGGTTAAAGTAAGAGACATCGGATCATCTAAGAACATCTACGTACCTCCAACCGTATTGGTTCCTCAAGCAATAGCTTACACCGATACTAACGCTGCACCATGGTTTGCTGTAGCAGGTACAGGTAGAGGTACTCTAGGTGGAGCAATCGATACCAAGAACAGACTTTCAACTACTGAGCAAGGTCTTCTTTACAATGCTAATATCAACCCAATCATTAAGACTCCTAACACAGGTGTAGTAATCTGGGGCCAAAAGACATTGTCTAAGCAAAACACTGCCTTGAACAGATTGAACGTAAGAAGATTGTTAATCGCATTGAAAGATTACATCTCTAACATTGCTAACGACTTCGTGTTCGAACAAAACTCTAATGCAACCAGAGCTTCTTTCTTAAATAAGATCAACCCTTACTTACAGAACGTACAACAAAATCAAGGTATCACAGCATTCAAAACTACTTGTGATGCAACTAACAACACAGATAGCGATATTGCTAACCACATCTTGAACTGTAAGATTCAGATTGTACCAACAATGAGCATAGAGTTTATCTTACTTGAGTTTGATATCACACCACAAGGAGTAACATTCAGCTAATAACTAATAAATAAAAAAAATAACAACTAAATAAATTACAAAACATGCCTATTCTTGATAGTACTCAAACCCTTCCAGTTGTATTTGAACCGATATTGCAACACAGGTTCATAATGATTATAGATGGTATACCTGCATACCAAATCAAAACAGTAGATGGTATAGGCTGGGAAGACTCAAGCGTTGATATTCACTATATCAATAGCTACTTCTCACTAAGGTCTAAAAGAAAATACTCTGACATCACCTTGTCATTGTATGATCCTGTTGCACCTTCTGGAGCAGCTGCAGTAGAACAATGGAGTTTATTGTCATACGAGTTGTTGTCGGGCAGAGCCGGGTATCAGGATTTTTACACCAAAGACATTAACTTACAAATCCTAGGTCCAGCAGATGATATTGTAAGAGAGTGGGTTATTAAAAGAGCATTTCCTCTAAATGTAAAATATGGCTCTTACGATTATTCGGGAGAGGCATATACTACAATTGACCTTACTCTCAAGCACTCGGGACTAGTTTTAAATTATTGATTTTATATATTTATATAAAAAAGTTAAAAATAAATCCGTATCTTTGTGGTACGGATTTTTAATTTAAAATAGATTACGAATGGATCTTAAGATATGCACTAAATGTAAAATAGGTAAGAGTTTAGATAACTTTAACCTAGAAAAGAGAAGGGGTAGTTATAGGCCTAGATGTAAACAATGCCAAAATGAGGATTCAAAAAAGTATCATCAAAAAATTCAAAAAGAAGGGTATATAGAATGTGAAACATCTTTTTGCATTAAATGTAAACAGACACTACCTTTCAAAGAATTTATCAAAGATAAAAGAAAACCTAAAGGTATAGATAGTAATTGTAAGACCTGTAACAGAGAACGTTTGAAAAAGTATGATAAACCCAAGACTACTCATATACAAGTAGAAGAAAAAGTGTGCACTAGCTGCGGTATATTAAAACCTAAATCTGAATACTATAAGAATTCTTACAAAATAGATGGGCTAACATCATCTTGCAAATTTTGTAAATATTTAGAAAAGAAGAAAAAAGATAAAAAATATATAGAAAGAGAATTTGTTTCTACTCCGGAAATTAAATCTTGTAGTAAATGCAAGATGGAAAAAGGCATAACCTCTTTTGGTGTAGTAAGAGTCAATGCAGATGGACGTGATTATAACTGTAAATCTTGTAACAGCGAAGAGAAGAAGGCCTACAGAGAGAAGTACAAAGATATATTAAGAGAGCGTACAAAAACACCTAAGATATTATCTAGGAAGAAAGAATATAATAGAGAATACATTAAAATTAATAGGGGTACTATACTAAAAAAGCAAGTAGAGAGGTATAAAACAGATATACAATATAGATTATCCCTGAGGCTAAGAGGTAGGGTTATAGATGCTTTGAGAGGTAAAGCTAAGAAGTCTGCAAAGACTATGGAATTAATAGGATGCACCATTGGATATTTAAAAGAATACCTTGAAGCCAGATTCCTACCTACCATGACCTGGGATAACTATGGGCCAGAATGGCACATAGACCATATAATACCAGTATCCAGTTTTGATCTATCTAACCCTAACCAACAAAAAGAATGCTTTCACCATACCAATTTACAACCTCTTTTTGCAACTACTCGCGTGATAGATGGTGTAGAGTACCTTGGTAACCTTAACAAAGGGGATAAACATATAAAAGAAATAAGTAGCCCAATCATAACCAATTGATATTTATAATAACATAACTAAACAAAAACATGCCAACAAATTTCCTACAACTTCTTGAGCAAGCAAAAACAGAGCTCATTGCAGACATTGAATCAGGTAAAATAAACCTAAAAGAATACGCTACAGGCGAGCTTGATAAGTACAATGAAATAGCCGATGAATATTCAAATCCAGAAATATCTAAAATCCTTCAAAAATGGGATAACTTAGGGTTTGATACAGAAGGCGAAGCTGTAAATGCAATCTTAAAAGATAAGAATTGGAAGAACTCTTTTGATGTAGCTGACGAAGATGCATCAGATATTCAAAAGGTAAGTACCTGGAGAAGTCAAATAACAAGTAAGAAGAAGCTAGGAGAAGCTAGAACATTCAAAGTAAATCCTAAGTATGCTTATTTTGCAGTAGGTAAATCTGACAACAAGATAGTAACTGGATGGGAAATAGTAGATGATGTAGAAAGTCTTAAATACCACGCTAAAAGCGATTTAAAAGATATGGACTTAAATCCTTCTGACTATAAGCTATTATCAAAAAATGCCTTAATTAAACAAGGTATAGACCCTTTTAATTGGAACAATTGGAGGAAGACAGAAGGAAGTTCTACCCTAAACGAAGATGCACCCTCAACTCAAGAGCTTATAAACATCATTGCAGGTATCGGTAGCCTCGGATTAGGAGGACTAGCGATAGCTAAGATACAAGATTATATCAAGAAAAAGAACCCTGAACTTTACAAGAAACTAGAAGACACTCACGCCACTATGGATAAGGCATATAGAGGTGGAGTTGATGAAGTGTCTAAAAGAAAAGTATCTTCCTTAAAAGAGGCCGGAGGAGAGGAGATAATACAAGGTGACCCTAAGAATCCTATGATAAAATCAGCTGCACAAGATGCAATTAAAAGAGGTGATAGAGTCAGGATTGTAAAACCTGGAACTACCTTACAAGAAAAGAAAAAGAAAGAACAACCTTCAGAAGAAGCTCCTGCAGAAGAAACAGAAGAACAACCAGAGAATGTAGAAGGAGAACAATCTACATCTACTCCTGACACTATCTCAGCAGAATTAGAGCAACAAATCAAACAAGCAGTAGATTCAGCAGCAGAATTCATCAAATCAATAGATGATAAAAGATACGAAACAGCTCTTGGAAAAGTAATCAAGAACTTAACCATGGCTCAAGCTGCTCTTGCAGCAGTTAAGGAACGTGAAACTAAACTAGCAGAAGAAGCTGGTATAGAGCGTGACAAGTCTATGGAAAAGTACATTACCGTCTTCAAGAAGAGGCTAAAAAAGGTTATTAAGGATGAAGCCTTAATCCAGAAAATAATCAAGATTTACAAGTCTGTAATTGAGAAATCACACGATAAGAATGTACCGGCAGAGAAGATGACAGAACAGGTGTGGAAACACTTCACTCTTCATGAGGGTGTTCAGAAGAAAGCCGGTGTGGTTCTTACAGAAATGGCCACAGGAGACCAAGACCTAGACAACCTAACTGACTTTGTAAGAGGTCCTATATCCAACTCTAAGTTTAGAATTATCGAAAAAGACATTGATATAGTTAGAAACGGAAAGAATCTTGTACTTACCTATACAGTTGATGGTAAACCTCAAGAGTTACCTACAGATGCTTTAGGGGCACTCCAAGCTAAAAGTATATACACAATAGAGAAAACTCCAGACAATAAGTATAAGATTACAGTTGCGCCAGGTGAAAAAAAAGATATAGGAACACCTGGACAAAAATGGTTAAGTAACTTAGCTAAAGAAAAAGTAAATTAAAATTCGTAGGCCTATCTGAGTCCCCTTGTTCAACAGGATTGCAAGGGGGACTACTTTTTTTAAATACTTTTTGGTCATATCAATAATTGTTAATATATTTGCATCTTATTATTAAGATATGATTCAAGAACAATTTCTAGAATGGATAGAATCTACATTGCAAAAGCAAAATATTTCTGCTGCAAAACATTTAACGACAGTCTATTGTTTATTGGATAAAAACTATCTTTTACATCATATCCCAGACACCAATAATGTAGCATTACAAATAGATTATGATTTATTTGATGAGCATTTAACTGTTTTAGGTGAAAATGATTTACTTAAAGATAAGGTTAAGGATTTAATAATTAGATACACAGACATTGAAATTATTGATAATTTATCTTTATACACAGCTCATAAACCTAATTCTCAATTAGTATAAACTTTTACAAACTAATTAAGCATAAAATATGAAAAACAAAAATCCCTTCAACCTCCCAACGGAGAAGATAGATTTACCTTCAAAGGGTAAATTATACCCAGCCGAAAGCCCTCTTTCACAAGGGTATGTAGAAGTACTGTATCCTACCGCAAAGGAAGAGGATATTCTAACAAACCCTAACTACATCAAGAACGATACTGCTATCGACAGATTCATCGAAAGTATCCTTGTTACAGACATAGACATCAATGATTTAGTCCTATGTGATAAAGATGCCCTAATGGTTGCAGGAAGAATCCTAGGAATAGGCTCTGATTACACCATCAGTGAAGGCTTATCTAACCCTATCACTTTCAATCTATCAGAACTAGAAGAGAAAGAAGTTAAGTGGGAACTATTCACAGGCGGTAATGAGTTTGAATACAAGATTAAAGACACTGTAGTCAAGTTTAAGGTACCTACCGGCCATGATATGATTGCAATGAAGAAAGAAGTAGAAGGACTTAAGAAAATCAGCCCTGAAGCTACTATCGACACAAGACTTATCTACAAGCACACTATCACAGAGGTAAACGGTAGAAAAGACCTAGGGTCTATCAGAGAGTTCTGTGATAGGATTCTAATGATTGATTCAAAGAAACTCAAAGCTTATATCGAATCTATAACACCTGGATACACTTGGAAAGGTACCGGAACTTATATTAAGGACGGTAAACAAGAGAAAGTGGAGGGTCTCACCATTCCAATAACCACTACATTTTTTTGGCCATAAGATAGAACTGCTAGGAGTAGCCAAGATGTCAATACCTGACGAACTACTCTTTTACATAGTAAAAAGGAAGGATGTATTCAAAAATGAGATATTCTACCTTATGCGACATGGAGGAGGAGGCTTTAACTACAGAGATTGTTACTCAATGCCTATTAAGACTAGGCAGTGGATGGTAAAGAAACTAAGCTCAGAGATTAAAGCGGAGAACGAACAAAGAGCCGAGAACTCTAAATCTACCAAACCTGGAACTCAGTTCTCAATGAACGATATGATAACAGGTAAAGGTGCAGATAAACTTAACCCAGATTATAACGCCCCGCCCAAAAATCCTGGAAAACCACCCAAACCTGTATAAAACCAAAACAAAACCCCCCGGCACCTTAAAAAAGTAAAGGGGGGTTTTTCATTTCGGCTGATATTTATAACCGATTATGGCAACATCACAAACACCACAAGGACCTAAGACAGACGTCTTGAATGATATAAAAGGGATTAATGACATATTAATTAAATCCCAACAAATTTCATTGGGGTTATCACAAGATTTAGATGAGTCTCACAACAAACTAATACAGACTGGTGGTAGGCTTGGTAAAGAGTATGCCAATATAGCATCCAAAGCTACAGATATCAATAATTCTGTAGAAAGAACTCTAGAACTAACTTCAGGTCTTACTTCAACATATAAGAATTATGGTAAGTTAGTAGAGAACTTGCAAAGGATACAGATTCAAGGTAGAATAATAGAAGCCCAAAAGCAAGCTTTTATAAACAAGCTGTATAAGGAAGCTGGTGTTACAACAAAGGATGAACTGCAAACCCAATTAACTAGTGTTAAGAAACAGGAAGAAAAACTAGCTAAGCTAAGGGAAGATATAGCTTTACAAGAGAAGCTAAGAGACACTGCTGCATTACCTGAGAGTCAAATTCAAGCTAATAATAAAGTTGTGGAGCTTGGGAGGGAGGCACTTTTATTGGCAGCTGAGTTAAATTCTGAGCAGAGTAAACAAAAAAAACTTCTTACTGAACAAGCCTTAATCAAGCTTGAATTAATAGAAGCAGAAGAGAAGGCTGTAAAAGATGCTGAGGAATTAACCAAAGAGGTGATAGACCAAGTTAAAGGACTTGGTAAGATGCAAATTCTTTGGGAGAAGATGGGTAAAGTAAACCCATTTAGCGCAATTACTAATTTAACATTAGCATCAGCATTTAAGCAAATATTAGAAGCTACTTTTGAGATAGATAAGAATACTACTAAAATAGCTAATAGTTCTGGGGTAACTAAAGGGTTCGCAGAGGAAATAACTAAATCTTATCAAGCCACCTCTCTATATGCAGCTGTAATAAATGACAGAACAGATAAGGCACTACTTACTGTAAAAGCGCAAGCAGAAGCTCAACAACAATTACAAGCTGCTACAGGTCAATCTGCTTTATACACACAACAAAGCCTTCAATCTCAAATATACCTAACCAAACAATTAGGATTAAGTGCAGAAGAAGCAGCTAAGATAGGTCAGTTAGGTCTAATAAACAGTAAGTCTACCGACAAAGTCACAGATAATATAGCTGACCAAGTAGCTGGATTCAATAAAGCCAAGGGGCTTAACTTAAACATCCGAGATGTATTAAAGGATGTAGCTAAAGTAGGGGGAGTTATATCAGCTAATTACAAGAACGACCCTAAAGCTATAGCTCAAGCAGTTTCCCAAGCCAAAGCATTGGGAGTATCTTTACAAGATGCTGCAGCAGCTTCAAGGTCTCTTCTTGATTTTGAATCATCTATTGAGAATGAATTAGAAGCCGAACTCTTAACAGGTAAAGCTTGGAACTTAGAGAAAGCCAGAGCCTTAGCTCTATCAGGTGATACTGCCGGTGCATTAGAAGAAGAATTAAAGAACGTAGGTTCCTTAGCTGAATTCGCTGAGCAAAACACAGTAACTAAAGAAGCGGAAGCTAAGGCTATAGGAATGACAGTAGATCAGCTGTCAGATGCTTTAAGGCAACAAGAGGTATTAAGGACTTCTACTGTAGAAACTAGAAAAGCTCAAGAAGAAATCTTAAAGAACATAAAAGGTTCTGCAGATGAAGCTAAGTACCGAGCTGAATTGAACGCTGTCACTAATGGTGCAGAGCTTCTAGCAAAGCAAAGTTTAGTAGATAAACAGATGGAGTACGAAGCTTCTATGGATAGAGTAAAAGACGGGTTCATGAGTTTAGTTAATGGACCTATGGGTCAATTATTGTCAGGCCTAATTTCAATACTTAATACTACAGGGGGGATAACTACCGCAGTAGCACTAGGTGCCGGATATATGGGCTTTATGGCAGCTAGAGCTGTAGCTACAGCATTTGCATCAGAAGCAACAGCTGCGGCTATAGGCAACTGGGTAGGGGCTGCAGCAGCGGGTGTTGCAGTTGTTTCAGCATTAGTTGCATTAAACACTGACCCTAAGCCTGTACCCACCCCATCTGTAAAAACAATGAATGACGGGTTAATAGCCCCTACCGGAGAGATGGTAATTCAGACTCCGGCAGGAGATCTAGTTAAACCTAACAGAAACGATAGTATAATTGCTACGACTAATCCTGGTGGATTACTAAACGGAGGAGGTAATAACAATTCAGGTAATTCCAGAGCAGAGTCTTTATTGGCAGCCATATTAGAATCTGTTTCTAAACCTTCAGGCGTATACATGGATTCAATGAGAGTAGGTACTAGCTTAGGTATGTCTCGCAGTGCTTATGCTTAACCCTAACGTACATTTCTTACAATCTGATATTTATAAGAAAACATTATTAAAATGAGTATAAAAGATACCATAAAGCAGTCAAGCTTAAATTATCAAGGAAACCAACCTCCTAGTCAAGCTATTGTACCAGATACCCTTAACAATCAATCTAGTATATGGGGTACCCCAGGCTTCGGAACTTATGCGGCAGCTTGGCTAAGAAAGCTCAAGCCTACTAAACTTGCTGCACCACGTAATCCAACAAAGTATTTAGACAACAAACCTAATTAAGCTTTGCCTAATCCTACTTTAGCCCAATTAGTCAACAACGTAAGTACCTTTACCTATTATTCAGGTAAGGGTAATTTCGTTCAGAATAAACTACCATTTGGTAAAGATCAAGTTGGAGGTGGTGATAGTGGGCAACCTTTTGTAACCACAACTGCAAACGATGTAATGCCAGGTATACTCAACACTGTTGCCGAGGCTGCTAGGGATGTTATAAGAACTACAAAGTTTCTAGTTACACCTAAGGGGTTATTGTTTACAGCTAAACAGATGGGCCTGCAGCAAATGACTGCGGCTCCTGAGAAGCTAGTTGTGGCACCCCCTGTAAGTAATCAAAAAGGTAATAAAGGAAATCTATTCAATCAAGTCAAGAGCTTTATTTCTGATTATATTACTACGGATCCTACTAGAAAGTACAATCCATTAAATCAAAACCTTCTTGCAAATGTTGCAGGAAGTTTTATTGGGCAACACTATGCACGTGCTGGATTTGGATTGCATATAGATGAGCATGCTAAGTACACTTATATTGCGACAGAGAATAATAAGAACGGTAACAATAGATTAGTCAACCTGTTGAAAGGTATGACTATGGGAGGTAACAATGTATTCCCTAACTTGAATGTCAATGACCTGTACGTAACACAAAAAGAACTATTCAGTTACTCTGGAGGGGCTAATTCTTTTTATGGGATTGGTAAAACATCCATAAAGTCCTATGTAAGTACTTTTAATGCCGCCTACGAACCTGCGACTGTAGACGCTAATGTAGTGACTATATCAGAGCAGGATATGTTACTGATTGATCCTCAGACTTCTATCCTAAGCATACCATCAGAGACATCGGTAGGAGACTCTTTTGACTTCTCTACACAAGACTTCAGGGCATATAAAAGAGCCATAAACCCTAATGCCTTTCCTGATTATGCACCTAATACAGAAGTAGGTGCTTTGCCTGGAGCATACACCGGTGTAAGAATAACACTAGATACTCCTGAGAATACCAAAAAGTATAACATATATAGTCGGTTAGGTATTATTAATACTAATAACTATGACGGGTTTGGTACAAACTATCAAGATAGAATAAATGCCATCAGTCTTTATTATGGAGAAGGTGCTATAGGTATAGGTGCAAACACCCAAGACATGAATGCACAGGTTGTTACTGCCGACGGTGTTCGTGATTTAATTAAGTTCAGGATAAAAGCATTAGACCATAATAATACAAGTAATGGTGTATTTATGGTATTTAGAGCATTCTTAAATGGTTCAATTACAGACTCCATAACGCCTACTTGGAACCCAATCAAATATGTAGGGAGAGGTGAGACTTTTTATTCTTATGATGGTGTAACTAGTAACATAAATTTAAGCTTTACCGTAGCGGCTTTTTCAAGGCAGGAAATGAAGCCTTTATATCAAAAGCTCACTTACCTAAAATCGATTATGTATCCCGACTACAAGGCTAATAAGATGCGCGGTACAATAGTAGAACTGACAATCGGTGACTACATAAAATACCAGCCGGGTATTATCAATTCACTTACCATAACCATCCCAGAGGAGTCTCCTTGGGAGATAGCCCTTAATTCACCAGACCAGACTGGACAGAATTTAGACAAGGATATGCACGAGCTTCCTATGATGCTTAAGGTAGATATGGAATTTATCCCTATTTGGAACTTCTTACCTAAACGATCTGTTCACAGTACAGACAATGATGCCAATGGAACTACTGAAACATGGGGTATCACACCATTCATTGGAATAGATAAAACTATGGATAATAGAGATAATGAATGGAGCACAGTTGTTAATAAAATACCTGTAAAAAAGTAAGTGATTTATTTTTAACCACTTCATATTTGGCTTATTGAGTTAAATTTCTTAATTTTGTTTGTTAACTATTTATATACATGCAAAGATATCAAGGATTCCCAATATTATTAGATGACCAAGGTCGCAGATACTACAAGCCTGCTAAATACCCTGAGATACCACTATCAGCTAACGATATATACATCATGAGTGTATTTGGAGACAGGGTAGACCAGTATTCTTCAGACTATTATGGAAACACAGATGACTATTGGATTATCAATGTAGCCAATGGATTCCTAGGTGACAGCTTATTTATAGAGCCCGGTACCCAGGTAAGAATCCCACAGGATACAGTAACCATAAAACAGAATTACAATAAACTAAACGGTTTAAGTTAATGAGTATTTTTAAGTCCACTTTCCCACCTTTTGTAGCTAGACAGTTATTAGCTAGACAATACCTCTTACAAGACGGAGGCTCTAGTGCTACCCGTAGTAGAAACGTACAAGAGTACACTTCAGGTAAAGCAGCTTGGGCTAAGATGACCTCATTGGTTAATTATAATGGCAGTGATGAGCTAGCACGTAAGTATGTATTAGAAGCTGGTACTTTATACCCTAATGCTTCTGACAATAATCAATTTGCTCTTCGAAGTGGAGTAGGTAACAATAGAGGTTCTTATGGAGGGAACTACAGTACTACCACTACACCGACTGCCAGACCACTGGGTATAAGACCCATGCCAGGTATAACCTCTATTGATATAGTCAACAAAAGTGCTTATGGGTCTCTGAGACAAGCCACCATTAAGTTCAAGGCATGGGATAAACCACAACTAGACGATTTAGAGATACTATTCTTACGTACAGGTTTTTGGGTAATGCTTGAATGGGGGTGGTCTCTTTACATAGACACTAATAGTGGTTTAGATAAAGATCATGATAAGTCTGAGCCTAACCCCGGTAATATTAAACAAAACCCCACTGACTTACAAAAGTTCATTGACAATCCAATGAGGCAGTTTAGTGATCCTTCATTAGATGCCTTTAATGTACAATTATCTTTAGAGAATATCTATAACAATATTATGGTTTACAACCATAGATTCTCTGGAAACTACGATGCTTTAATAGGGATGGTCGAAAACTTTACCTTTGAGCTTATGCCGGATGGTAGCTATGATTGCACCACTATTTTAATCAGTATTGGAGATGTACTAGATACATTGAAGATGAACAGACCACAGAATAACGTAGGCAAAAAAGGAGAGGAAACTGCCGTTAAAACTAATTTTTCTAGTATAATGGATAGTTTTGTTAATTTACCACCTTATGATTTTGCAGGCCAAATATTAAAAAGTGATAAAATACCTAATCCATACGACTCTAATACCAAAGTAGATAATACTAATACCTACACTATATCAAATCCATTAGGGATACCTAATAACCCTAAGGCAGGTGCCAATGCTCAGAAGGATAATAGTTACTCTTACATCCAGTTTGGATACCTAGTTCATATAATAAACATAATGTTTAATCTGTATGACAATGGTAGTAATCCAAACAAATACCTAAACATACAGATTCCACTTCCAACTAAAGGTGATGCTAACATAGGGCTATGTCTGGCATCTGTGGATAGTGTATCGATTGATCCTGTGAATGTTCTCATTTATAACGATAAGGCCACTTTTGCGACTGGTTTACCTGGGGGTTATAATCCAAACCCTCTGTTTAATAACAGTATTAATATGCAGCCATTCTTGGTAGAAAATGAGCCTAAAGGCCATTCTTTAGGCTATATAGGTAATGTATATGTCAGTACTTCTCGCCTAAAAGATTTATTTGAACAGTTGACAGGTAATAATAGCAGTGATGGAAAAGGGGCTGTTAGTATAAATACATTCTTAAATTCTGTATTGAAGGACATGTCTTATGCGCTTGGTAGTATAAACGACTTTGGCATTTTTGTAGACAATAATGTAGTAACAATAATAGACAAAAATTACTGCGAAAGGACCAAGGATACTAAAGTTGAAAACAAGTTTAAGTTAAATATCCTAGGAAATAATGCTTTGACTAGAGCATTTAAGATTTATTCAAAGATATTCCAATCACAAGCAACCGAGATAGGAATTGCAGCACAGGCTAGAGCAAACTTAGGTTCTGTGTATACAGCAACTCAAAAACAATTCAATGAAGGCCTTACAAATAGAATATACTACGATTTACACACCCACGAAGAAATAGGGGAAGGTCAAAGTCTACAGGCGGGAGACCCAAAACAAACACAGTATGCACAAAGCCAGCAAACACCAAATAAAACCAATCCTCAAGATAAGTACCAAGATGCTTTAAAAAACGTAGCAAATAACGTATTGGATTTGAGAAAAGCCCTGCAAGCATTCGTTGACCCAAAAAACCCTAAACCTACATTTCCGGACCAATCTCTAATAAGCTCTTGTAACACATACCTAAAGACAATCCTATTAGAGATTAATACAGACAATAGTTTCAGAGGGTTTATTCCGTTATCTCTTGAAGTTACTTTAGATGGTATAGGTGGTATAGTACAAGGACAGATATTTACAGTAAACAAAGACACACTTCCTCAAGAGTACGAAGGAAAGCATCTAGGATTTGTAGTAACAGCGTTACAACAACATCTAAAAGGGTCTGATTGGACAACTGTTATAGGAACTAAAGTAGTTCTCCTTAACCAAGAAAAATTAGGTGGTACAAATCAGCTCAGAAATGATTTATCTAAATCGATAGCTGGTGTACTAGCCCAAAATTTAGCTACAGCACAAGAATTTGTAAAAGCATATATAAACATAATGTGCTTGGTTAAAATGTACTATGAAAATAATCTGATTATGTCGTCTGTATTAGTACGAGAATCTTTAACAGGAAGTACAAATAATACAGTCAAAATAGGTCAGATATCTATTAAACCTAATGTAACACCAAATACAGTACTTTTCAATAGTAAAACAGGTAATTTGATATCTGTACAGGGTGTATCAGGGTTAAGAGGTTTGGGTCAAGAATTTCAAAACCCATCTAGTACTATTATCGCTAATGATGTATTGTCAAAATATTTGATAGATCAACCATTTACAAGTGTAACTGCCACTTACTCATTAAACGGAGTTTCGGTGCCTTCGGATATAGTAATAAAAAATACAGGTACTACTTACCAATGTAAAGAATTGATAACAGTAAATGTGAATTTGTATAAAATGGGTCAATCACTTAGCAGTGGAGGTGATTTTATAAATCTTATAAAAAACAATTTGCCAGACTATACAGGACTTCCTGATGTACTTAAAAATAAAGTTGATTTTTATTTAAAATTGATAGAAAATAAAGCAAATGCAACTGTGGGACCTATAAACGTATATGGTATAAAACCAATACAAGACACAGCTGGTGATATAAAATATGTAGATGATCCATCTATAGGCTCTATGAGAATAATAAAAGATTACAATAGCTAATTAATAACACATGCCTTACTATCCGCTCAATAAGATAACCACTAATCTGTTCACCTCTGGTGATGAGTATATACTCTCTACGACTAATAAGAGCTACAAAGGATACTATTGTAGTACTTATGATGGTAAGTACTACACCAACAAAACAGTTACCCCGGACTCAATAGAGCTAATAAAGATATCTAGCACCAAAAATCCTACGTTAAGCCTAGCCACCATGGCTTATGATAATTTAATACCCCTTAAAACTAGTACACCCGTGACACCCGTACAATACACCTCTGTACCTACACAACAAGACTACAAGAATGGATACTACTACAGGTACTTTTCCAAAAGAGTAAATGGAGATTTATCCACCATCACTGAGATAGGTAAAGATAATTATGATGCTTTAGCCTCAAACCCACTATATAATACTGTGCAAATACAATGGATGCTCACAGGACCACTAGAAGACCAGTACATGTCAGGGATGCTAGTATTAGGAGTAATAAACAGAAACCTGAAATCCATAAACCAGGCATCAAGGCAGATGCTTTACCTAAACCAGTATCTCACCAACCCTACTCAGTACTATAAAAATTAATTTTGGTGATACTAAAATAACATCTATATTTGCATTCTAAAGATACGATATATGATTTTAGAAGTGATAAAAACAGGAACACCTTGTAAAGAGTGTAATAGTGATTCTTGGTATCGATTACCTGATCACCCTAATATCTATGAATGTTCAGAGTGCTTCTACCCTGAAATAATATACCAAGAAGAGTTAGAAGAAGAAATTTAGTTATAGAAAGAAAAATTATAAAAAATTGTTTTACATAATAGAGACACCCGAGCAACTAAAAAAGTTCTCCGAATATAATTTGGAGCATTCTTTTATTGAGCCGATAGTATACAACGATAACTATCACCCCATCTTAACGGATGTGTGCGCCTATTATATTAAACCTACCCAATCAAGAACCGGTTTTATATTGCCTGTAAATCACTCCGAAACATTATCACTAGACCATGAGTCCATTTTAGCCTTATTTAAGCATAAGGTGCTCAAGGCTTACGTTTATGACGCAAAGAGGGTTATGTATAATTTAAACCTAGAAATGCCCTTAATCTGCCTTAAAACGGCTAAATTCCTAGAGACAGGGGAGATACTAGACTTAGAATCCTATAATCAACCAATCCAAACTTGGCTATATTCACAGAATGGTTCAAATCCCTGTATCAACAGGATAGTACCTATATCTAAATTAGCAGAGAAGTATGACAACTTTATTATCGACCAAAAGTCATTACTGAATAGCAATGTTTATTCCAAGAAGTACTTTTCATTCTACAATGAAGCTTTAAACACTGTCTTGTATAACATAGAGAGAGAGGGTATAAAGGTTAAGGGGTTTGATGTACCTAACCTACTCTACATGCACGATGGGGATAAGGTGTATACACACTACAATCAGTACACTGCTACAGGTAGGCCCTCTAACGCTTTTAATAATGTTAACTTCGGAGCATTGAATAAGACTGATGGTACTCGTGAAATGATTGTACCTAACAATGATTTTATATTGGAGTTTGATTACAGCAGCTATCACCCTAGGATTCTTGCTAATTTAATAGGGTATGACTTCAATGGTGAGGATATCCACACTCACCTAGGTAAGATGTATTTTGAGGTTGATCAGATTACGGAAGATCAACATAATGAGAGTAAAAAAATAACTTTTAAAATTTTATACAATGATTCAAATAAATACACTAACTTTGCATTCTTCAATAAGGTTCACGAATTAAGAAACAGTTTGTGGACTGAGTATAATGAGAATGGTTATATCAAGTCAATAATAACAAAAAGACCTATCAAAGGGATAAAGAGTAAGACACAGGTGTTACCTTATCTATTACAGGCTTATGAAACAGACAGGAACATAATTGTAATGAAAGATTTACAACAACTATTGAAAGATTATAGAAGTAAATTAGTTCTTTACACTTACGATTCATTCTTGATAGACTACAATAAGAAAGATGGTAAACAGTTGATAAATAAAATAAAAGAAATAACAGACCAAGATGGTTTTGTGACCCAGGTTAAGTATGGGGATGATTATAACACTATGCAAATAATTAATTGAAATGACAGAAGAAACGAATTACAACAGAATTGACGACAATCCCCCTAGACAAAGCAGTAAGATTGCTAACAAGATTTTTACTACCTTTTGTAAAAAGGAGCAGTTGCAAGATATGATAGACCAGATAAAGTCTACCTACACTATTGCTAACAATAAGATATTGGTATTCACATCTAAACAGACTGAGGAATATATCTTAACCTACAATGTAGAGCCAGGTAATCTATTAGAGGTACAAGTGATAGGTAACACAGTATTGCTACACCGAAACAAAGATTCTAAGACTCTTTTTTCAATCAACGCAATAAATACCCTTAACCAAATGGAGAATGGAACCACTAACACTTATTATGAAGTTCCATGGGAAAAGTACCAAAAGAGTATATTACTTACTAGAAAGGGGGTGTTTACTCAACTGAACACAGAATTGTATAAGATTATAGATACAACTCCTAACACAGAGAATAATTTTAATATCTAAAAGATTAAACATTTTTTATAACCGTTTATTTTTTAATTTCAAAAAACATCAATTATGGCGTTAAGCATCCGCGAGCTAGCAGCACAAAGACTGAAGAAAGCTCAAACAGGTAGTTACGAAAAGACAGACTACAGTAAAATTAAGTTTAAACCTGAAACTGACAAGGAGTATCAGATCAGGATTTTACCCAACAAGTACTCTGAGTATCCAATCCATGAATTGGAAGTACACAAGTACGACACCTTTAAGAAGGCACCTATATGCCTTACATCATTTGGAGAGACAGATCCAATCGTTAAGTTCACAAAGAGTCTTTGGGAAGAGGTTAACAAAGCAAAAGCGTCTAATGACCCTAACCTAGCTACAATCACTAAAGAGAATGGATCTATTGCCAAGGCTTTGAGACCTAACAAACGTTTCTTTGTACAGGTAATTGTAAGAGGAGACGAAGCAAAAGGACCATTGATTTGGGAATTTGGTACTACAGTTGCTCAACAACTAGACGGATTGTTAGCTACAGAAGATTATGAGACTATGGCTGACATCCAAGATGGTGTAGACCTTACCATAAAAGGATTTGAAGCTTCTATGCAGAATGGTGGTAAGTACACTGACGTGACTATCACTCCTAAGAGGAAAAGTACACCATTATCTGCTGATGCTGACACCGTTGAAAAGTGGCTTGAAGAGCAAAAGAATCCAGCAGAAATACTCTACAAGACAATGTCTTATGATGAGTTGAAGCAAATGTTAAGAGAATACCTAGAGCCAGGTGACGAGGATGAAGACGAAGCTCCTGTTAAGAAAGCTGCACCACTTCAACCTGCAAAAGCTCCTATTAAAAGGTCTCCAGAACCTATTGAAGAAGAGGATGAGGAAGAAGAGGAGGAAGAAACACCACCACCACCTCCTGCTAAAAAGAAATCTACTGTTAAAAAGACAGTGGTACTTGAACCAGAAGAAGAAGATGAAGAGGAAGACGAATTATCTCACATAATCCCTAAGGGAAAGTCTTCAACAAAAACCTCAGCCCCTACTTCTAATAAGAAGTCTTGGAATGATGTATTTGATGAAGAAGACTAATTAACACTTCACCAAGGTCACATAGCTTTAAACTTCGAGTGAGTGATTAGCTTCCTGTGACCTTGGTTTTAACTTAAATTAAAAACAAATAAAAATGACAAACACACAACAATCCCCAGTAACTATTCAGGAATCATTCAAGATTGAGCAAGAAAGAATGAAAGTAGACCAAGCTCTTCAAATAATAAGATCTCTTGCCGACTTACTTTATGTAGAGACTGACTACAGAACAGGTTTATATCAAAACAGACTTGGATTTAGTGCCGAACAAACATTAGTGATCAGGACGAAAATACTTGAACAAGTCTATAAATTGTAATCAAAATGAAGAAAGAAAAACAAAGATTAAACCTAGAAGAGTTAGCTAAGTCACAAGGGTACAAAAGTAGAGAAGATAAACTAGCTAACTTTAAATTTCGTGGGCCTAACAAAGGGTACATCCCTATTACTGAAAGAAATATTCAGTATCATCAATAGTCCCTGTCCAGGAATCGTAGACACGGATGGCCCATTAGGCACACTTGAGTATCTGAATCGAAGGTCAGCACAGTTTTAGGTTCTGG